GGCGGATTATCTGCGTGTTCTGCCCATTCGCGTCAGGAACCTGATCGACGTAGAGGTACCCCACGACGTCCATCCAGTACGGCAAGCTGGTGCTGATCTGTCCCTGCATATATGGGCGAAACTTGCCGTCAATCTGTCGAGTCTCGGCGACGAACATGGCAACTCTGATCGGATTGTACGGGTCGATCGTGAGGTCACGGAATCCGCGGATGACGGTGTCCATGACCGTGAGAAGTTGACCCCAATCCTGGATCATCATCGCCTCCGTGCCCTTCAGATTCGCCTTGGCACGGCGTTGGATCTCAGTGATGGAGTCGACGACGACGGACGTAAAGTAGTGATTGCCCTGCGCTAACCACTGCCATGCATACTGGACATCTTGCCAACTACGGACTGTGACAACGGCGGCATCCCACGTTCCATCTGGGATCGGCGGTGACTGTGATGGTTCCCAAGGGATGATCGTGAATGGACGGCCACCTAGTCTGTCCCTGAGGTACGTGCTGCCGGGGAGAAACTTGGTGCCACCTTCGGCGTCCAGAATGCAGATTGGCGCGGGACATGTTGCCCCCAGTGTCGATTTCCCAACCTTGGACTCAGCATGGACGAGGATGCTTAGCGTCCTCAGATCGACCGTCATGCGATTCCTTTCTTACGCGCCCAATAGGCATGAGTTGCGTCGGATAGTTTCTGCTTGTGCTCGTCTGTGAGTCTGACTCCGCGCTTGATCTCACTCATCTTGCGCCGATACTCATCTGTGACTGGCGGTCGTTTCTTACCTGTCTTGGCCGCCGAGATCTTGGCTCGTGTCTCGGTTGATCGAGGAACGCCTGCGAAATGCAGACGACTATGGCACCCTTTGTGCATTGCGGTCAAGTTCGTTGGTTCGTTGTTCTCGTGATTCTCATCAAGGTGATGGATGGCGAGTTCGTCTGGTAGGACGAGATCCTCACAGGCGTTGAGGTAGCACGGCCACGGCCCAGGACCGTTCACAGCGATGAAGATGGGACGGTACTTCCAACCATCACTCATCGGCGGTCCCTCCTGTAAGGTCCGGGTATCTGTCGAGGGGATCGCCGACGACGTATAGAGATTGTATCATGTCTTCAGCGCGACTGCCATCATCGAACATTGGGCAGACTGCAAAGAATTCACATTTCCACGAGCAGTCTTTGTTCGGTCGGGGGTACGCCGCAGTGAGGTGAGACTCCCCTGAATCAAGCCGAGCGGTCACAGCGAGAATGTCGTTGATGATCGCCATCACCCGGTACCACGCGCTGTTGAGTTGGTGTTGGTTGAACGGCACCGGCAGACGCTCGTAGAAGGGCGGCTTGGCCCTTGCCGTTCGCTTCACCTTCCTGAGCATGTTGAACAGCATGCCGCTGCTGCGACCCTCGGTCGTCAGTCGCCTGAGTATCTCGTAGAGCAGCATCTGCTCCTCCATGGGCAGTGTCTTCACGAGGGCGCCGAAGTCGCCGGTCTTGTGGTCCATGCCGAGGTGCGAGCCGTCGCTGACCTTCTCGAGCAGGGTGTCGATACGACCTGCGATCGAGAGTCCGTCCGCGAACTGGTACTCGACGGCGCGCTCGCTGCCGACGACGCGGTAGTCACTGTCGATGCCGGTTTCCGCGAGCCACTCGACGTACCCCTCGATCATCGCCCGGACGAGGTCACTCTCGCCCTCGAAGTCCTTTACCAACATGCCGTTCGCGACCTCGTCTTCGCCGAAACCCGCGAGGAGGTCGGCGCGGTCCGCGGTGATGATTGCCTCGAGCGCTTCCCGCGGGTCCACCCGCTCCTCGCCCTCCGGGACGTACCACTGCGCGAGTGATTGGTGCACGCGAGTACCGATGGGCGCTGGCCCTACGACTTTCCTCGCCCGCGGCCTCAGTCGCCGATACGTCCCCAGCCACCACTTGCGACGACAGTCGCGGAAGGTGCTCATCTCCGAGTTAGTGAAGTACCTCACGCGAACCACCACATTCGCAGAGCGTCCGAGATAACCGTCTCAGTGATTTCGGGGGGCGCTTCATACGGATTGACGAACGGTGGTTGCTCGTCCGGTGCACCGTACCACGCGATACGGGCGATGTCGGCGGCCTCACGTTCTGTGCGTTCGATTAGAGTGATGGTACTCTGCGCATAACGGGTGAGGTGCATTTCACGGTGCGTTTGCCGATACCGGTCACCGAGTGAGTACACTTCGATTGGTTGAGGTATGATGTCGCACGGCACTACTGGCCGCTCTGATAACTGACCGCCGCGGGTACCCGGAATGATGTCCGTGGTATGACCATTTGGAGCGTGAGTCGCTACGGTACGAATCTCGTATCGTTGATTGAATAGCGTGCCTGCGAGGATCGTCGACGTGAATGCCCACGGGTGATCGTGAATGGCGTTGTTGCTCCACGTCGCGAGGCGCTGGTCCCAGATCTGCAGGCGGGGCTCGCCCGGGCCGTCGAGGTAGGTGCGCAGCATCCCAAATCCCTGTACCTGCCACTCGTACGAGCGCCAGCCGAGCAGGATAGCGTGAACGTCATCGCGTGTCATGATGGGAACTTCTCCTGATGCTTCTCGATCTCTTTACGGAACCGGTTCGCCCGGTCCTCGTCGTTGTCTGGCATCGCGACGTGCACCTCGCGCCAGACGTCTTCAAGTGAGTACCGGGTTCGGACCTTCGGGTGCTGCGGTGGCGGCGTCGAGAAGGGGTCCCATCCGCCCTCAATGAGAAGTGCGATCATCGTTTCGTATGATGCCTCATATGGGAGTGTCTCGCATCGCTCCTTCTTCTCAACGAAGCGCTCGCGAATCTGACGGACTCGCTTCCACTGGTGATCGACGGTCGCCGCCTCGTTGATGCCTTTCCCCGTCGGCCCCATCCCACCATTCCGGGAGAGGATGCGCTGCCGACAGACCTCGAGTGGCGTATCGAGGAAGGCGAACGTGATGCTGTTCTGGGCGTTCAACGCGAGGTCGAGACGGACTCTGAGTTCATGGTAACGACCGATTGCGAGGGACGCCATCATCGACTCGAAGATGACGTGCGGGTAGATGGCACAATTTCGCTCGAGCCAGAGTGTGACCAACTCGGTTTTGCCGGGCATCAACATGTCCATGCCGCCGGTCTTCGCCGTTGGCGCGTACGGACCGACGATGAATAGGCCGCCGGCGAGGAGGTGTCCGACTTGCCGAGGCTTGACCTTATTCCAGCCGACCTTCTCCCAGACCTCGACTGAGGGGTAATCCTGCAGGAGGCGGTAGAGGCTAGTTGACTTACCGCTGCACGACGAGCCGCGGATGTTGAGGATCATCAGCCCTCCCGCCAGCTCTTGCGCACCCATTCAGACACCGTGCCCTCACTAACTTTAAATCCGCTTTCACGAAGTTCTCTGGCGATTACGGTATACGTCAAACCGTCGTTCTTGTACCGTCGTTTGATGAACTTGACGACGTCCTCATCCAGCCAATCACTGAGTTCGGCCTTCAAGCTGCGCATCGGTTGGTGTTCAATCATATTCGAGCCTCCAGACTCTCTAGCCACTCGTAGTGGACTGTGTTGACAAGGGCATTTGGCCGGCGAGCACGCACTATGTAGGCGGCACTCGCGCCGTCGATCCGGTACCGCTCCATCAGGACGAGAGCAGCGATTAGACACGATCGGTTGCGGCCGGCAAGGCAGTTGATGACGACCCGGTGCCCGCGGTCCAGCATCGCCAGTGCGTAGTCGCGCGCTCTGACGTAGTCCTCAACCTGAAGGCCTTTACCATCGCTCACGGGAACGTGCTGCCACCACATGAGTTTACGTCGTACTTCGGCCGGCGGCAACTTGGTGCAGACTGTGAGACAAGCTGTCCACTGGTACACCTCGATCTGCTTGACGGTCGGTGTGCCGCACACCTCAAGATTCGTATCGATGTGCCAGGGCACGCTTCACCTTCTCTTTCTGCGCCGCTTCGAGATCCGGACGTGCTCCCCACCATTTCATATCGCCGTACTCGCCGAGATACTCAGGCGGAAACAACTCAAGGCGCAGACGGTAGAACGGAACAACCTGTCGGAGGTCGACGATGCCTCGTTCGTTGAAGTACCCGTTCGCCTTCCGCCAGTGCGCGAGCTCGCGGTCGTGACTGCGGCCCGGATATTTGCCGTCGAGACTCTGTCGTGCGTTGCAGAGGAGAGTCTCGAGCTGGAACCAGGTCACGTCCTGCTCAGTCCAAGCCGACGCCGCGAGCGCGAGTTGATTCAACCAGGCCAAAGTCTCTGGTCGATTGTCCTTCGAGTTGATCAGGTCGTCGTATTCAGGGAACATCAGGGCGAGCATCTTCCGCGGGTACTTCGCTCCCTTCGCGACGATCGATGACTGCGGTGCGACCTGAAGACCGGCCTGGTGCATCGTCTCGATGACCTTCATCGTTGCGTACCGGCCGAAGTATTTCGCCCGCTTGCCGATACTCATGTACAACTCATCGTACGTCATTGCATGGACCTCATCGGATGACGTGGTGTAGCACCAATCGATCCACGAGACGACGGACTCCATCAGTTTCCGCCGGTCATCACCCCAGACCGCCCGCCGCTCACGTCGCATCGGGAACCCGTCTTTGTGTTCGATGAGGAAGGACGCCCAATCCGTTACGCCAGTCTGTCGGAGATGCCAGAGGACAGCCCCTGAACCAACGGTGTACGGTACGACGAACAATCCGCAGAGGACAGCCTTCTCTGGCGCCTCTAAGTCTGTCCGCTCCCGGACTGCGCGCCCGACGAGCGTCACCTGCGGGTCCGGTCCGCCGCTGGCGAGCTCGGCTCGGCAGAAGTCCATGAAGAGTTCGCGGTAGACGTCAGCGCTCACTGAGCACCTCGGCGAGGAGGTCGATCGAATCGACGTGGTAGAACGGAATGTCGAGCATGATCGCTCGTTTGAGGTCACTCGTACTGTCGCCGACGAAATAGTCCGGCTTGCACCGCGCGAGATTATCGACCTTCGTCCCCATATCGATACCGTGACAGTGGATGAGCGGTTCGAGTTGTTCAAAGTGCTGGTGTAACCAAGCGCGAATTAGTGGTGCCGTTGTAGATGAGATGATGTGGACGCCTATGCCCGTAGCGATCAACTTCCCAATCAAGTCAATCGTGGG